CTACTTTCATTTGGTGGTGTATAAGTAAAACTCTCACTATCAGCAGCACGATCATCAAGAAAGTTTTCAATAGTATCTGCACTAGAAATTCCTGTATTATTAAAATTATCTGTCTCAGATATATTTTTCCAAGTAAGATTAAAAACTTTAGGATTTTGATTTAACCCAAACAAAATGCGATGTTCATAACCATCACCAAATTTAACTGTTCTTGTATTTGGCTTTGATATTTTTCTTACAGGAAAACTAGGATCAATATTTGGAAAAGTAGCCATTATGCAAGTAAACCTCCTGGTCTTTTTTGTTGTATTATTTCAGATTGTACTGCTGCTGATATAGCAAGTCCAAGCTGTCTGCCTTGTTCTTCATCACCTTCAACAGAAGAACCAGAAGCATCTACATTAACTACAACATTTGTAGAACTACCACCTAATTCGTGATTAGGAGTAACTCTTCCTGTAATACCTGGAGTAAATAGTTCTGGCCCACGTTCTCCAACAATATATGATTTATTAGGTTTAGTAACACCACCATTTGCAAAAAATCCTCCAATAACAGGAAGAGAACGTAAAATAGAAGTTGCACCAAAATCAATTAGTTGTCTTTGAATTGAACCAAATACACTACGAGCTACGTCTCCTAAAGTCATAGTTCCCTTTATTGCACCATCTATAGCATCAACAACTCCAGTTTTTATTGTAGAAGCAATCCCTTGATATAAATTACTAATTCTCTGTAATTCTTCTTGTAGTCTTAAAGCATCTTCATATATTTTTCTTTCTTCTTGATGTTGTTTAGAAGTAATATCTAAAATACCACCTTTAGCTTTTTTAGCTTGTTCATCAAATTCTCTAAGTTTTTCTTGAATACCAGCTTCTCTTTGTCCAACTTGTGTTGCTTCTAATAAAAATTTATTTTTATCTTTAACACTACTTTTAATTTGGTCATAACGTAATTTTTGTAGTTTTAAAAGATCATTTTGTTCTTTTTCTAATTGAATAAGAATAATCTTATTTTGTATATCTTCTCTATCTTTATCCGTCATTCTTCCTTTTAATTTTTCAAAAAGTGGTTTTAATCTGGCATCTGTATTTTGTTTGGCATCTGAAAGTAATCCTAATCTTCTAAAACCTGTAATTTTCTTTGGATCTGTTTCAGTAGAACTAGCAGTAGCAAAATTCAGTGCTCTAGCTGCAAAAGCAGCTACTTGTGTTAAAAATTTATTAAATACACTTTGTAATTGTTTTGTGCTCTCACCAAAATCTTTAAGTGCTTTGACACCATCTTTACCAACAACTTTTTCCATCTCAACCATTGCTGCGTTAAAAGCAGCTTGTGTTCCTTCTGTCTCTTTTAATAACTTTAAATATTCACCTGTAGGAGTATTTACAAGACCTAAAGATTCATTAATTTTATCAATATTTAAAGTAAATGGTTCTAAAGCTCTACCTAATTCATTAAGACCTTGAACAGCAGTAGTAATTTGTTGAAGTGCAGCAGTAGCAACAAGACCTCCTGCAAAGCCTCCCATTTGCCCACCCATTTTTGTACCAATAAATCCACCAAGACCACCAAATAAACCACCTAATGGACCTTGTCCAAATAACAATGGAAATGCACCACTAACTAATGCACTTTGTATTGCACCATCTCCACCGCCACCACGAGCACCTTTTTTACCACTACCAAAACCACCTATTCTTTTAGCTAAATCTCTATTCTTTTTCCTCATTTGATTATTTTTCATTATTGCATTAGTTTCTGAATTTATAGATCTAACTTGTTTTTCTGTTGCTGCTGTAGCTGCTGCGTGAGCCTTAGTTCCAATTTTTAAATTATTTGCGTATTCTTGCAACGCATCCGCTGCTGCCATTTGTTGATTAGCAGTTTTACCGAATGCTCCTCTAGAATTATTAACTGTTTTGACAAGAGCTTCCATATCCTGTCTGTATTTTTTTATTTGATTACGATCGGCTTTTCCTCCCTTACCCCCAACATTACGAGGGTTCATTATGTCTATACCACGAATCTTATCTACACTTGTTGATAACTCATTTACTTTTTGCTTTAACCTATCAAGACCAGATTGCCCTTTTACCCTTAAATTAATATTTACACCATATTCACCTGCCATTGGATTCGACCTAAAACCAAAACTTTATTTTAGTGTACCGCTTTTATGGTTTTCTTGCTTGCGATTTATTCTTTGCATCTTGTATTGCTTTATCTTCATATTCTCTTTTTAACTCAAAATAAGCAATCCAATTTATATATTCTTCTTTTGTTAATTTACTTGTAAGTTCTTGTACTGTCATTCCTAACTCTGCTGCTAGGAAAAACATAAAAAACCAATCATTTCTAGCTTTTTAAATCTGCCTTCGCTTCCTCCATTTTGTAATCATCACCAGAACCTAACATTGCAAGTTGAATCTCTTGTAAAACTCCTGCATTAATCTCTCTTCTTAATGATGCTTTATGACCATCTTGAAATAATCTATTACCATCTTTATCTAATGCTTTTGTAATCATTAAAGTCAAAGCAAAATCTTCACTAGATCCTGATTCTCCAGATCTAGCAACAATTGATTCTCTTTCTGCAATAGTTAAAGGATGCCAATATATTTTTAAAACTGTCTCATCTCCATCTTTTAATTCATAAACATATTTTTGGCTAACACCAAATTTATTTTTGAGAAGTTCAATAGCTTCCATACAATTATTTAAAGTTCTTATATTATACTAGGCATTAGCCGTAAATTGGCAAGATATTATACCGACAAAGTGACTCCTATCTTCAACATCTAGTGGTGTAGGGCCATTTATATCTCGTACTCTAGGTTTACAACTAAATGTATCTGTATATCCAGAAGCATTAACAGAAGTAAGGCCATCAATTACAGCTTCACACATTTCAGATAATGCTGATGTACCTTTTGATTTAGGAACATATACATTGCATTGAATCACACCAGCATAATAATCTGAACTTGCCCCCTGATTTTGTAAAGTTGATTGTGTAAAATCAATTGTCATTAAAATATATTTTTTAGTTTTTCCAGGTGTTGTGTAATGTACATTGTCATACACCATTTCAATAGTTGGATCTACATCTGATACTGCATCAGTTACTGCTTTTTCAAAAGCTGCTCTCGTATTTACTAAAGTCATTTAGAAAACTCCGTATATTTAACACCTGTCTGAGAAGAACCAAAACCTCCAGTGGTACTACCACCAACAAATAATCTTCCTTTGTCTGACATGGTTTCTCTTATCATTTTACCTAAAGAACCTTGAATAAATAATTGAGTTTTACCTCCTTCAAGAGCATATACAGCATATTCAGCTTTATTACCGATAAATACTGGTCTTTTATAATTAAATGCTCTTTTTACAGGAAATCTGGGTTGGACTACAGGATTAAGAGGTTTATTACCACCTGTTCCAGCAAGAAATGCTGTCATCGCTTGTTTTTTTATTCCTGACCAAGGTTTAAAATTTTCTACTTTATCAGTTGCTTTTACAGGAGTACCTTGAGCTACCCAACTTGATGCAAAGAAACCTGTATAAACAGGACTTCTTTTTTTTGTAGATAACTGTGTATGAACTTTTCTTATGAGAGCATTAAAATCTTTAGATATCTTCATATCTAAATCTTTAGGAAGTTTTCTTACATCTCTTATCGTCATTAGAATCTTACCAATAAAATAAATAAATAAGTCTGACCACCTTTCTTTGTATCTATATCAACTATCTGTACAATCCTATCAGATCTTGCAAAATTCAAAGTAATCTCATCTTCTAAAGATGGTTGATTATCTCCAATAAGGTCAGGCGTAAGATAAATCTTTGCTTCTCTCATTTCTTGTCCTGCTTCTTCTTCTGATCTAACAAAAGATATTGGTACTTTTAAATCTAAATATGTTGTGTCTACAGTAACTTGTTTTCCAGTATCTACGTTATAACTAGAAACACCTTTTTTTGTATATGAAATAGTGTGGTCAAAAGAATCACCGAGTTGTGAAACAACACTTTTAGCAACACTTTTAAATAAACTATCTAACTGACCTGCCATTAT